GGTGGCAAGCTGGAACGTGTCCGTGGTGTTGCCTGTTGCTGATACGTAGTATTTCGTGCCCGCTGTCAGTCCTGTCGGCAGTGCGCCCGTTGTGACAAAGCTGACAGCCTGTCCCGTCGAAAACCCGTGCGCAGTCCAGGTCACGACACCAGGCGTTGCAATGGAAATCGTCACGGTTGTCGATGTCAGCGCCTCGACTGCATCGCTCGACAGCGTCTGAAACACAGGCACCGTGCCGTAGAAGGCCGTCCCCGTAACCGTTGGTGCGCTGGACCCCGTGATCAGGATCGTGTTGCTGTTCAGATCGGTGATCTGAAAATCGTTGACGTTCAGGCTAGATGCGCTGACGTAGTAGGTCTCGCCCTCAGTCATCCCCGTGGGCAGCGTCCCACCTGTAAACTTGACCATCCGTCCGGCCGTTAGGGCATGTGCGGTCCAGGAAATCACCGCCGCCGTGCCAGCACCGCCAACGGGCGCAATCGTCACGGTATCGGTCGAAAGCGATAGCGTGCCGGATACCTGACCGTCAAACGTCAGACGGTACTTGGTGGCGCCCAGTTGTGCGATCGAATGCCATCCGGCCGATACGATCTGATCCCCGATCGCAATTGGGGTGTTGAGATAGACAAGCTCGGCACTTGTGATGCCTGTAACATCGCTATCCGTAACGTCCACCGCATAGGTCGATCCGGTCAGGTTGGAGCATTCAAAGACAGCCCCGTCCGTGTTCATTTCCTGGGGTGTGACAACAGACAGGTTGCCGCTAGTCAAAATGGCCAGTTCTTCCGTGGCACCTGCTGCCAAGCGTCCGGTTTCGTTCAAATCCTGCCAAGCGTGCAGTGCCTTGGGAACACCAGATAAGGCATCCACATAGTACCGTTCCCAGCCGCCGATCTTCTGGGAAAGACCATTTTTCCAGCGAATGAACGTGGACTCTGAATAGCCAGCTTCGTTCAAAGTCGGTGTCATTTCGGTGTTGACGCCGGGGACCAGTTTAACCGAGGCGAAGGGCATGACTTACCCCCTCTGCGGCTGGGCAAACGGGGCGGGCGCTTTCGATGTCCACGATGGGCCTTCGAAGTTCTGGCGTGCGTCCATATCGCCAACGACGGCGGCGAGGGTTTGGTACTGCGATTCCCAGCTTACCGCCTGTGCGGGCGTATCGGATTGTGATCCGAAATTCTTCTGCCAACCGCTCAAGAACACCATGGCAGCGGTCACGAGCAGATCAGGCAGCGTCGTTGACAGATAAGTTGTCGTGTTAGAAGCAGACAACGGAGTGGGGTTGACGTACCCGATCACCTCTATTGTCACGCCGCTAGATGGGGTTGGACCCAATACAACGACCTGATCTGTCTGCATGGCAAAGACGGACGGAACGGACTCGTCAGCCGGGGCCGCCGTGTTCGGCCATAGCATATCAAGAACGTCACGCGAGACCGGCGTCAGACCAGTCCTGACGCCATCGGAAAGCACGTTTAGCCGTTCAACAATTTCAAACGGGCCTTCTGTCGGGACGGGCAGCGTGAATGTCCGCGTCGAGACAGGCGATACGGTCTCCATCGAGACTTGCGAGTTCAGAAACGAGAACTGGCGGTAGATGCGGTTTTCTGCATAGTCGATGGCGGACGGCAGGATCTGCACGAAGTTTGTATCGGACTCAGGCAGCGCCAGGAGGTTGGCGACCGTCGTCACGAATTGAGCATAAGTCAGCGCCATTGATCCCTCACGTGATCGTCACTTGAAGATCGCCAACGCTGAACTGAAGTGTGTTGTACAAAACCGCCGTCATAGGGTTCAGCAAGGCCGCCGACATCAGCAGGGTTCCACCCGATGCCGCATCGTAAATGCCAACCCATGAGATGTTGGTGCTGGCCTGAATGTCCGTCGTGATGACGATATCGTCCGCGTTAACGTACGGGCTGGAGCCGGACATGGACGAGGCATAGTTCGTCCGGGTTGAACTTCCGGTGATTTCAGCCAGCACGCTTGTCGAGGTTGCTGGATTGCCGTTGAACAGATCAATGTAGAGCGTTGACCCAAACGGTGTGGCTGAGAAGATTTGCGCGCCCATTTCCTGAAGCGTGCCAGCTTCGTTGACCGAGTACGCGGGGGGACGGGGATCGTTGACCGGCATCGGATCTGGCGGCAGGATCGGGTTTAGAAGCTGGGGCTGTAGATCATCCATGCATGTTGGGCACACGCGAAAACGTGTGTTGTACAAAGACGTCCCGTTGTACTGATACTGATACTGAAGCTGGTGAAGATTGTATGCAAACGAGCACCGATCGCAAATTCCCCACGCTCGCGGCGAGGTCGCGTCAACTTGCGCTCGACTATGGTAGCGATAGGACACGTTGCTCCCCCTAGCGCCAGTAAGAATTCAATTGAGGAACGATATACAAAGGCACATCCTCTTGATCCTGCATCGCCGCGATCGACCAAGCCCGCTCTGCGTCAGCCTGTCTTTTGGTCTCAAGTTCCGGGCGATAGATCACAGCCAAGCGCGCCGCGAGACCGGCCACGAAGGCGTCGATGAAGCGATACGGGAACTCTGCCGTTTGCCCATTGGCGAGTAGGGCGTCTTGCGGCTGGGACACCATGCGCATGTTGAGGGTATAGGTCGCGTTGCTATCCGGGACCGGCCACAGATGCACGATCGGGGTTTCCTGCCGGTCGAACCAGAAGCTTGTCGGCGGCCCTGATGTCGTCTTATTGGGAAGTGCCGCGTACTCAAATGTTGAGATCGGGGACAGGATGCGGTCTGTCGAAACCCCGTTGTATGTCGTGGTCAGGTATACAGCCATAGGCGCAATCAGGCGGGCAATCAGCGTATAATCCGCTGTGCCGCTCACGAGGCTGACTGTGTACGTTTCGCTGAGCCACAAGTTCGGGAGCCTGTTTGAGAACTCGACTTGCAGCAGGTTGGCTTCGTTGGCGGCATCGATCAGATGCTGCTGCGTGATTTCCGTGCGCCGGATCTGGATGCGGCCGAACGCATTCAGGACCAGATCACCGACTGACGGGTTGAATGTGTATGTGCCGCTCGTTGCCATGTGCGTCCTACTGCTTCACCAGATTTGGGCTTGCGATCAACGCAGGATCATACAGACGCACGCCGGAGGGTGTTTCATATCCGGGCGGCTCGCCGTCTGTTCCGACGAAAGCCGCCCACTCCATAGCTATGCCTGTGCGCTGGTCGACCATCTCTAAAAGATACGTGCGCTCAAACAGGTCTGCCTCGGGAGGCCAGCCGCCTTCTGGATCTGGCTTCGTCAGGGCTTCCGCTGATGCGCTGTGATACCAGAAGTTCCAAAGCGAGCGCGTGCCGTCGTGCGGGACTTCTGCGATATGCACTTGCACCAGAGGGACCGGCTCACCGAATGTCACATCTGCAATGCCTAGCGCTGCCATGGTAGCTAGAGCGATTTCGCGGCTTGGGGCGGAAGCGTTGACGAGGATTTCCATTGTTTCCCCCTTATGCCGTGGTCATGGTTTGGAGGGTGGCGTCGGCTTTACGCTCAGGGAAATAAGCGATGGATTTGATCAGGCCGTTGCATTGAGCGACCCCAGCCTGGGACAGAGATAGCCTATCGAGATCGGCAAAGACGACAGCAGCAGCGTTTGTCGCGACAGTCCCGCCATTGGTGCAAGCCGCGTTGCTGCCGGACTGCACGGCGATCATGGCCTTTACGCTCGTGAGAGGGGCAAAGGCAGAGCCAACCGGAATGGAGTTGACCGTACCGCCGAGAGAACTGTTGACGCGGAAGGTTGAGTTATAATCCGCACCAGATGCCCCGTGATAAATCTGCGCGCGGTTTGTCGTCGGGCTTGAGTTCTGATAAACTGTGAACGGGCACGGGAAGCTGAACGACGGACTTGGCAGCACATAATTCGCATACACAGAGAACGTCAGAAGCGAGCTTGGGAACAGGTTGGTCAGAATGTAGGGCGTGTCAACGGCCCTCGTGACTGCTGCTCCATACGTAATGATGGGGGAAGTGGCTACGGTGCCGGTTTCGCATTGGCCAAGGTCTACGTCCAGCTCATCGCCAGATGTGGCAAGCTTGATGCACACAGCGGGATTAGTGATTGTCTCATTCAGAATAGAAACTCGCGTCCATGTGCCAGAATTAATGCTCGACGTGACATCGGTTTCGGCAACCTCTAAAAGTTCAATATTGTCGAATGTTGCTGTGGCACCTGCCGATGCGGACACGATAATCAGCACGATGGAGACCTGCGTATCAGACGCTCTGAACACAAGAGACCCAGTAGCCGCTGCACCGCTTGTCGTCGCGGCGGTGCCGATGAGCGTTGTTGCTGGGGCTGTGTCGTAGACAGAAACGCGCGCCGATCCAGTACCCCCCGTGACGGCCGATGTCCCGGTCAACTTGTACATCTTTCCGGCAGTGACTGTAACAGCCTGATACGCTGCCGGGTTCACGTTTCCGCTTTCTTGCACTTGGAGTGTTCCAGACGCGAACGTAACGACACCAGAGTTATGAGATGTCCAACTGGTCACATCGCTCGCGAAAGTCCCGTTCGTGACGAGCGTAGAGCCCGTTGTCGCGCCGTGACTGATCGTTACTGTGCCCGTCCCTGTTCTCCGTTTAAGGGAAATCGCGACCGACCGCGCAGCAGATGCTGACGAGATATTCTGAATAGCAACGCCGTTTGCGGATGTCGCCGTCAATGTACTGGCGCTGTTGGCAATACCGTCAATGCCGGTTGCCGTTAGGGCTGCGCTTGCGCTTGTCTTGATCCATGCGGCGTTAGTGAGGTCCCTGGAATACAGACACAAATTCGTGGCCGCCGGTTCGACCAGTATCCCAGTCTTAACTCCAGACGAGTAGACATAGGGGAGATCGTAGACAGCAGCGCTTGTCGTTGCGACGTAGGTTGAGACACTAGGAGTGCGGCGGAGGTGCCACTTGCGAAGCCTCACGGCACGCGTGCTATTCCCAGCGTATGATTCATTCCCGGTTCCATCCGCAGTCGCAAATGAGATAAGAGGAGAAACGTTTGCCCCAGTTGCGACAATCTGCAGCGTGCACGTATAATAGCCATCTGCCGACGCCGTGGAGATTGATGTTGCGGCTATAGACGCGTGCCTTGTGCCAACGACACCATTTAAAAGGTCAAAAGACGATGACGTTCCAAGGTGTCCAGTAGCGCCGTCACCCTGGATACGCACCCACTGCAAACCACCTTCAGGCTTAACCTCGACCGTCAAAACATATGTTGCGCCTGTGATCCCAGTTGTACCAATCGGCAATATAACGTGATGCGAACTTGTTGCGCCGTTCTCTGTGAACAAGTTCGTGTCTGTCAGCACCGTTCCGCCCGGAGTCCAATTCGCGGGCGTGTCCGAGCGCAGCGCGTAGTTATGCGCCTGGAACCCTAAATACCCATCTGCCTGTTCTGTGAGCTTTGCTGATGGCGCTGTGTACGTCAGCTTAGACCCAGGCCCTAGGGGTGCGCCTGCACTAGAGATAGTGCCTTGTGAGTTGTAATCGAGAACTCCAGTTGAATCATCGATCGAGATGCTGGAATCGGTGAAATCCATGGCCATGCCATAAGGACCCCACTCAGCCAGAAACAGTGCCGCACCCGACGTTGACGAGGTGATGACCAACCCGTCCTGCCCAATGCCGCCCGCGAGCCACACAAGCCCCGTGCCGAACTGCAGCCCTGTATCTGTATCGATGAGGCCCATGGCGCTTACACCGGCGTGCCAGAGGCTTGCAGCACGTTGTAAATCACATATCCAGGGTTGGTCTGGCTATTGAGCGTGATCCGCGTCACGGCCGGGATATAGGCATAGTTTGCCTGTGCCGTTGCGGTAGCCGCTGCGACACCCGTATCAGGGTGGTTCACCCAGTTGACACTGGTGTATCCAACCGCGTTGGGATCTTGCAGAGACTGCTGCACGGTATAGTTGACGGTGCCTGAGACCGTGACTTGCAGCGATGTTGGTGCCAGAGCAAAGCGGTCCAATGAGATCGGACGCGACGAGGCAATGCCGTTCGTGCCGAACTTGACCGTGCCAGACGAGGCGCCAGAGGTCCAGATTGATGTGATCGTCTTGTAATCCCGTACGGTGTACGTCGTGGTGTTGTTCACGCCGGTCAGGGTTTCAGAGACAGGCCGATCATTCCAGTCAGTTCCGGTAATCGTGAAGGTATCGCCCGTGTCGTCGGCGCTTGTCGTCAGCAGCAAGCGACGGGCCGTGTCCATTGTGGCCAGCAGCCCATTGACGCCAGCCGACACGTTGCCTGTCGCAGCGCCAGACGATGAGATCGCCGTCACGGTCTGAAACAGCCCGCGGGTTGCCACACGGCTGGTGTTTGCACCTGTCAGGGTTTCCGAAAGATAGGCACCGTTGATATCCGTGCCTTTGACGGTAAAGTTCACGCCGCTATTGCCAGCGCAGACAATCACGACAGACCGGCCGCCTAGGTTTGTGGCCGCCGTCGTCAGCGTCAAATCCGTTGCAGACCCAACCGCCTGTGAAGCGGCAATGCGGGTTGCCGAATAGTCAGAGGCGTATGTCCCATCAATGACGATGGCATGGGCGCCGGACGGAACCTGAGACAAGGACACAGCATCATCGTCTGAGGCCGCAAGGGGGCCTACTTGGACCGTCACCAGTCGCATTGGGTCATCCTCGGAATTGGGGTTAAGAAGAAGGCCGGACGCTTGGAGACACATCCGGCCTTCTGTTTAGTCGCAGCGCTTGGCCGCTGTAGACATCGGGGCGAGATCCGCACCGACACGGCCACCGAGCTTTCGTCCTGGACGGTCGAGACGCAGGCGAGCCTTTCCACCCATGACGGGCGGCATCTCGTCGGCGTCCTTCGACGTGCCAGGAGCGAAGGGAGTAGCAGGGGGGATTTTCGCCCCCTTGCTGAACCCCTTCGGGGCGCGGTTTGTCTTGCGTCCCTTCATGGCCTGTCCTCGCTATTAAGCGTTTGTAGACTGCGTCTTGAAGCCAGTGACGGCCGTGGTGTTGATGCCGCCCTGTTCGCCAGCAAGGTTCACGATCGAGACCGGGTTGTGATAGACGAACGTCGCGCCCTGGATCGAGTTTGCGAAGTTCGCGGCATTGTCGGCCAGCGTCATGTAGATGTTGGGACCGATAGTGCCTGTCGATGCCGTGATGGTATCGACCATGATCACGTCCGCTGCGTTGCGTGTGCGCGCAACGACATTGCGAACCTCGATGTTGGTCGTTGCCGTGGTGCGGATATCAATCGCACCGACAGCAAAGTTGCCATCGATCACCAGACCGTCGATCACGATGCCGTCACCGCCGACAATGGCGATGCCCGCATTCGTGCCAGCCGCAGCAGCCCCGGTGTAACGAAGCCCGGAGATACCCATGCGGTTGGCAGCAGCCGTGGTCAGGATGCAATCCGTGCACTGGCCCGTCACATCCACATATTCGCAATTGTTGAGCTTAAAGCCCGCAGCTTGCACATGGATGGGATTGGTCAGGGCATCGATACCGCCCGAGAACCACACGTTGCTGACCGAGATGTTAGCGGCCGTCACCGTCATGGAGGCGCCGACTGCCGTGGTGAAGTTGATCTGAGGACGGCCGCGGCCGTTGCCCAGACCGACAATCGAGATGCCAGCAACATCGAGCGCAAGTCCGCCCGCTGCCGTTACCGTCTCGACGTGTCCGGCAAGAACAACAATCACACCGGAATAGCCAGCCGTGCACTTGCCAACAGCGTAGTCGATGGTAGCGAAGGGCATGTCCATGGACCCTTCGTTACCGTTGGAACCACGCACGGACGAGACATACCAATACTGAGTAGCAAGCGGGATAGTCCCGCCGCCAGGGATGAGCGGAGCTCCGTTGACCGAAACCCCGTCACCGATAAAGTTAGTGTAAGCCATTGTTTGGCTCTCCTATCGGGTTATCACGAGGACGGGAACGAGCCATAGGCTGCGCGCCAGTCGTTGTAAGTAGGGCAATAGCGTTCATACCCTTTGACCAGCAGGTTGTCGGTGATGAAGTCGACCTGCATGTCGGTCTCGAACTTGACACGCTGCATCATCAGCAACGCGTCTTTGGCGTAGTTGGTGAGCAGGAACCAAGCCGTCTGCGAGGTGAGGTAATCCCAGGCCATATAGCCCTGCGGCAGACCGCCGGCCGTGGACAAGATTGCGTTCACATCGTTGTTGGCAGTACCCGGGCGCAGTTCCGTCTTGGTCAGGCGGATTGCGATCGGTTCAGCGGCTGGGGCAACGAGCAGCTTCTGAGCGCGGGCATAGATCTTCAATCCGGCTTCGTTGACGAAGTTAGACCGAACGTTGGTCATGCCCTGGAGCAGCGAGCTTTCGTTCAAGTCGAGAGCCGTCGAGAACGTGTTCGCAACGGTCGAGCCATCAACAGGGTGATCGGTTGCAAACAGCGCCTTGCCGTCGCCGCCGATGTTGGTGTCGTAGGTCGTGCCGTTGTTGAAGATGTTGGCAGCCTGGATTTCCTTGAACTGGTTGAAGCTATCCAGCATCTGCAGGTTCGTCGGATTGAACTCTGACTTGTAGAGGTTGTCGTCGATGGCCTTACGCGTTATCGCGTAGCCAAGACCAACCTCAAAGCTTTCAGCGTTGTAGACCAGACGTTCGCCCGCGTTGTTGTCGAATGCGGTCTGGCCGCCTTCGTTCTTCAACTGCGCGAGACCCAGGAATCGGTTCTGGACTTTGCGTTCAACCGCCATCGTGGACTTGCGGGTCGTAAAGACCTGGTTCCACTGCTGCGGGATCATGTCGTACTTGCCGTCCACGGCATAAAGGCCGGGGCGCAGCAAGTCGCGGATGCTAGTGAGTGCGACTGGCATGGTATTATGCTCCTAAAGCTGCGCGGCTTAGATGCCGGTTTCCTGATAGATGTTGGCCTGCACAAGCACGCGGTTGTAAGCGCCGGATTCCGATCCGTTGCCAACACCGACGTCCGAATAAAGACCCAGGATGCGGAACGGCAGCGTTGCCGTGGCGCCGAGCGTGCCGGTGTCGAGATACATGGC